AGCTACCTGGCGCCGGTCGACCTCGAGATCGGCGGCGTGAAGATCCGCAGAGGCACGTGGCTGCTGGCGGTCCGCATCCTGTCGGACGAGCTGTGGCAGCAGGTCAAGGACGGCGAGCTGACCGGGTTCTCCATCGGGGGGTCGGCGCGGAAGGTCCCGGAGCAGAGGGCCGCATGAGCGATTCCAGGAGCACGAACGAACGCGTGAACCGCCTGCTCGACATGCTGGTCGAGGAGGTGTCGCTCGTGGACCGGGCGGCGAACAAGCGGCGGTTTCTCATCGTGAAGAGGAGTAACGACATGGATCACAACGCAAGCAAGGACTCGTCCCAGTCGAGCTCGAAGGGCGCCGCTGCGTCTCCGGAGGCGACCCCGGACGCGAGCGGAGAGGGGGCGACCAACGGCGGACAGGGCGGCGGGGATGCTCCCGGCGGGGACGACGCCGCGAAGGGCGAGCCGGGCGGTGAGGCGCTGGCGGTGGCCGTGACCGCGCTCGAGGGGCTGACCGACGCGGTCGAGGCGCTGTCCGAGCTGGGCGAGGCCGACTCCAAGCAGCAGCTCACCGAGCTGGCGCAGCAGTTTCACGACCTGGCCGAGCGGTTGTCGCCCTCCGCCGCGGCGGGCGCCGGAGACGGACAGGGAGACGGAGCCGGCGCGCCCGATGGGGGAGGCACCGGCGACGGTGGCGACACGGAAGAGCTGCCCGCAGGCGACGGCCAGGGCGAGCCTTCGGGCGATCGGAACGAGGAGCTCGTGCAGGCGCTGGGCTCGCTCAAGGACTCGTTGCAGCCCCTGGGCGCGCTGATCGCCTCGCTGCAGCCCAAGGCCGCGCCGTCGAGCCCGGCGCCCGCACCGTCGAACCAGGCGCCCGCCGCGCCGGCCGCCGAGCCCGCCAAAAAGTCGGCGCAGCTCGACAAGGTCGGCGAGCAGCTCGGCCTGCTCACCGGGGCGATGAACACCCTGGCCGGGATGTTCAAGGCGCAGAACCAGCGCCTGTCCCAGGTGGAGAAAAGGTTCGGCCTGCCCAACAGCACCCCGGTCGGCGAGGGCGGCGCCGGGGGCGCTGGTGACGAGGGCTCGGGCTGGCCGTTCGACATCAACACCCCGGTCGATCGGGAGAACGTCGACAAGTCGGTGTCGTTCCACGACGTCTGATTCCCGCGAAAGGAGCCCAGATGAGCACTCTCGATAACCGAAGCGTCCTGGCCAAGGCCGACTTCGCGCTGCAGCACCTGGTCGACAACGGCGGGTTGCTCCTGCCGAAGCAGGCCAAGAAGTTCATGCGGCTGTCGACCACCGAGGCGGTCCTGCTGCCCAAGATCACCTACCGGCCGATGGACCGCGGCAAGGAGCAGATCGACCAGATCAAGTTCGGCCAGCGGCTCCTGCGCGCGGCCGAGGAGCTGACCGAGCTGCCCGTGTCGGAGCGCGTGGTGCCGGACCTCTCCAAGGTCGAACTCGACGCCCGGGAGTTCATCGGCGAGGTGGACCTGTCCGAGCGCGTCCTGTCGGAGAACATCGAGCAGGGCGACCTGCGCCAGACGATCATGCAGCTGCTGGCGCCGGCCGCGGGCCGCGACCTCGAGGAGGTGGTGGTCAACGGCGACGAGACGTCGACCGATCCGTTCCTGGCCCAGTTCGACGGCATCATCGTGCAGGCCCAGAGCAACGTGGTCGACGCGGCCAGCGCGCCGATCAGCGACGACCTGCTGCACGACATGATGCAGGCCCTGCCGCCGCGGTACCGCAAGAACAAGCGGGAGCTCCGGTTCTACACCGCGGTCAACGCCGAGGACGAGTTGCGCCGGAGCCGCAAGGACAGGTACTCGCCTTCCGGTGACAAGTACCTGGAGACCGACGCGCCGATCATGGCCGCGGGTACCCCGGTGGAAGGCGTGCCGTTGTTCCCCGAGAACCTGGGCGTCAGCAACGACCAGACGGTCGTGGTGCTGACCCACCCCAAGAACATCGTGGTCGGCGTGCGCAAGGAGATCCGGATCCGCTGGGCCGAGGACATCCGGAAGCGCTCGGTCTACGTGGTGATCACGCTCGAGGCGGACTGCAAGTACGCCGACGAGGAGGGCGTGGTCAAGGCCATCAACGTGCAGCTGTAACAAGGCGCGGAGGGATTCATGAAGACCATGCTCGTACGCATCAAGCCCCGCGATCCGCACCACGGTCGCGTGATGAGGCGGTTCGGCTACAAGGGCATCCGCTTCGAGGAGGGGCGGGGGTGGTATCGCGTCAGCGCCGAGGTGGCCGAGCACCTGCGGACCGTGCGCCAGAAGGCCCACGACCCGAGCTCGCAGCTCGCGTTCGACGTGTGCACCGAGGACGAGGCGCTGACGATCGACACCAAGGAGGCCGAGGAGGCCGAGCCCAAGCGCCCGGCCGACAGTGCCCGTCCGGCCACCGCACGCGGCGAAGCGCCCGTTGCGAAGCCTCCCGTCAAGGCCAGGCGCGGTCGGAAGCCCGGGAGGAAGCCGCGCAAGAAGAGGGGCGCAGCCGACACCGAGCCAGCGAGCAAGGGCAGCGGCAAGGCCGAGCCCGACACCACGGGTGACGCCGGCGACGGCGAGCCGCCGGCCGACGATCAGGGCTGACCGACCAGCAGCAGCAACGAGGAGTCCGTGACCGATGGGCACGTACGCGACCGTCGAGGACCTGAGGGACGAGGGCGTGACGCCGGACCAAGCGTCGGACACCCGTCTCGAGGTCCTGCTCGAGGAGGCCAGCCGGGCGATCGACCGGCTCACCGGCTGGTGGTTCGAGCCGCGCCGGACCACCCTGCGCCTCGACGGCCGCGGAACGCCCACGGTCGAGCCGCCGGTGCCCCCGATCCGCGTGCAGCGCCTGGAGGTGGAGGGCAAGCTCGTGTCGCGGGCCGCGGACGACCTGCTGGTGGTCGGGGCGCCGGTCGAGCCGATGTTCGACTCGCCGCGCCTGACCCTGCTCACCGGCGCCGTGTTCCCCGAGGGCCAGGCCAACGTCAAGGTCACGGGCTGGTGGGGCTACACCGAGGATGACGGCACGACCTACGGCCGTACGCCGCTCTCGATCCGCCGGGCGTGCATGCTGCTCGTGCTGCGCGGACTCCCCCTGCTGGGTGACACCGAGGCTGTGGTCGACGCGATCTCCTGGTGGCGGATCACCGAGGAGCGCACCCGGGACCAGAGCTACAAGCTCGACCGCGTGCGGGAGACCGCGCCGCTCACCGGTGACCCGGAGGTGGATCGTATCCTGCTGCGCTACCGGCGCCCGGCCGGTTTGGGGGCGGCCTGATGCGCGGCCGGCTGATCTTCCCGTTCCTGGCCGAGCTGCACCGGCTCGACACGCTGGCCACCGCAGCGGCGGACCCGGGCGGTCCCGGCCCGCACACCGGCGGGTACGACCTGGACTTCAAGGAGTCGGTGCTGGTCGACCTGGACGACGACGGCGTGGGCGAGCGCGTTCGCGAGGAGCACCCGCCGGTGCGCGTCCCGTGCCAGGTGGAGCCCGAGGTGTTCGACCAGCTGCGAGCGTTCGGTTCGGGCAACTCTCCGCGGTCGCGTGTCGAGCTGGTGTTCCACTTCAGGGACCTGGAGCGGCTGCACCTGGTGGACCCGGCCACGGGCGACGCGCTGGTCCGGCCGGGCGATCGGCTGGGCGCCATCTACGACGTGAAGGAGGAGCTGATCCAGGCGGTGAGGACGCCGCCGGGTCTGTACGTGACCGAGGCGCGGCCGATCGGGTTCGGCCTCAACCGCTCGCGACCACACCGCAACCTGCTGCTGGTCTCGTTCGACGACCGTGACCAGGCGGCGAAGAGGATCTCGTGAAGAACATGATGCTCGCATGCGCGTTCGCGATAGCGGCCTGCGCCTGCTCAGAGTGCGATCCCAAGGCGACTCGCTGCAACGGAAACGTCGTGCAGATCTGCGACGCCGACGAGCAGTGGGCCAAGGTGATGGACTGCTCTGAGGTCTATGACCACGAGGGAGTGGAGTGGGCCTGCTGCTGGTTCACGACCCCTGACTTCGGCGACGCCGGCGCCCACACCTGTCTGCCGGCGGATGAGTGCGAGGAGGAGCGATGAACCGCGTGAAGATCAGGCGGACTGTTCCGCGAAGAGAAGACGACCTTTCACCCGAACTGGTCGAGGACTTCTGGGCCTACATGGCCAAGCAGTACGGCACCAAGGTCGTCCGCAAGTCCAGCTCCGCGAAGATGAAGGTGATCGGTCGGCTGCTCGCCGCCCTGGGTGTGATGAGCTACGGACACTTCATGCGCTTCGCCACCACGCTGAAGCGCACGATCTACATCCCATTCGAAATCGGCGTGGCCGACGAGCACTGGAGCCTCTGGGACCAGATCGTCGTGTGCGTCCACGAGCACCAGCACGTGGAGCAGTACCTCGAGGAAGGGAGCAAGTACGAACGACGGTATCTGTTCAGGTCGGCCAAGCGGGCGACCTACGAGGCCGAGGCCAATCGCTCAAACTTCGAGCTTTTCTTCTGGCGCTACGGGTTTCTGCCCGACGCCGCCGAACGGGCCAGGAAGCTGAAGCACTACGGGTGCTCGGGTCTCGATATCGAAGTCACCGAGAAGTACCTGCTGATCTCCGGGGAGACGATCAAGCGTGGCGGGGTGATCAACCGCTCCTCGAAGCTCGCGCTCCCCTGGCTGAACCGCTTCGCCCCCAGGCTGGCCCACGGCTGAGGTGGGATGACGGTCGTGAAGACAGGGGATTGGGCGCGTGCGCGGCGAGTGCTGACGGGCTCTTCGCGGCGGCTCAAAGTCGCCGTCGGTACCGCGCTGCGCCAGGAGGCCCAGGCGCTCCGCAAGGAGATCGTGAAGGGCATCACCAAGCAGGCGCCCGCCGGCAAGGCGTTCAAGTCCCTGTCTCCGCTCACCATCGCGGCCCGCAAGCGGCTCGGGTTCAAGGGCACCAAGGCGCTGATGGTCCGCGCGGATCTGCGGAACGCCATAGCTGCCATCGTCAAGCGCGACAAGGCGTTCATCGGCGTGCCGCGCAAAGCCCGGGCCAAGGGCGGCGAGGACCTGGTCGACATCGCCAAGCTGAACGAGTTCGGCTCGGACCCGATCGTGATCCCGATGACGCCCCGGATGCGGCGCTTCCTGTTCGCCCTGCTCAGGGAAGCGGGCAAGACCCCGACAGGCGGTACGCGCAAGGGCGTGGTGGTCACGCGCATCCCGGCGCGGCCGTTCCTGCGGCCCGTGTTCGAGAAGTACAAGAAGGGGGTGCGACAGCGGTTCCTGGGGCGGATCGCCAAGACCATGCGGCTGGGAGGGGTGTGAGATGGTGGGCCCGGCCGCTGGAATCGTCGAGGTCCTGCCGAACGTCGGCACCGCTGGCGGCGGCGACCTGGTGCGCATCGTCGTCCAGGGGCTCGGTCCGGACGACCTGTACGTGCTGTTCGGCGACGCCACGGCCGAGGTGGTGGAGGCGTTCGCCGAGGCCGGCCTCACCTACATCGACGTTCACACGCCGCCTCACGACCGGGGCGAGGTGGACGTGGCTGTCGGCCTGCTCGACTCGGGCGGGATCCCGGTGCCCGGGACCGAGGTGGTGCTGCCGGGCGGGTACACGTACAGGCGCGAGGAGATCGTCGCGGAGTCGGATCTCACGCGGCTGGTGCGGACACTCCTCAAGCTGCTCAAGCGCCAGACCCTGGAGAACACGTCCATCGCGGTCTCGGTGGACTACGACGACACGCCTGAGGACGGGCTCGACATCGTCGTCATGTCCGAGCTGCCGTCGCTCGTGCTCTCGGGCCCGCGGATGCCCGAGAACCGGTTCTACTCGACCAACGTTCACCGCGAGGAGGAGCGCGACGGTCCGGACGGCCCCGAGGCGGTGAGCCACAGGCCGCCCTACACGGTGGACCTCGAGTTCACCATCACCGGCGCCTCGAACCGTACGGTCGAGCTACTCAACCTGATGGCCGCGATCGCCACCGTCCTCCACCGCAACCGCTGGATCGAGATGCCGAGGGATCCGAGCAGGCCAAAAGCGGGGAACGTGCGCTGGGAGATGGATCCGCTCGGGGAGTTCCGCACGCGGCTCGATGGGCCGGACGACGTGCGGGCGTTCTCCTGCGGGCTGGTGATCCGCGGCTTCGACCTGGCCGAGGGGCTGCCGGAGCAGGTCTCGCGGCCGGTAGACGACCTGGAGGTCGAGACCACCGTGCTCGAGACGGAAGGAGTTTTTCCGTGAACAACCAGATATCGCTGACCAACACCACGCGGCGGATGAAGGTCTTCGTCCTTCCACACGCCGAGTACTGCAAGGCGCTCGGTCGGTGCGCCTGCGTGGAGCTGCCGGGAAAGAAGAAGCGCCGCGTGCCTTCGTCGCTGACCATCCCGGCCGGCGCCAAGGCCGACGAGCTCTCGCAGGCCGTGCTCGTCGTGAAGCGGGTGGCACAGGCCGTCCGGCAGGGCGAGCTGACCGTCGGCCGTCCCCCGAGAGCTCGTCGCAGGAAACCGGCCAGGCGGGCGGTCGAGGCTCCTCCGGTGCCTGCCGATGTCGGGGAGCCCGAGGCCCAGGAGCCCAAGACCGGGAAGCGAGGTAAGAAATGAGCAACGAGCTACTGGCCTCGAAGGTCGTCGTCTACGAGGAGGAGCCCGAGGTCCGGACGATCGAGCCCGCGGCCACCTCGGTGGTCGGCGCGGTCGGCGTGACCGAGCGCGGGCCGATCGGTCTGCCGGTCTGGGTCACAGAGGAGACGTTCCCCAACGTGTTCGGCGGGTATTTCCCGGACTCGGACCTGGCGCTGTCGCTCCGCCGGGGTTTTTTCAAGAACGCCAAGACCGGCTGCTGGGTGGTGCGGACCTGCCACTTCGCCGATCCTTCGGACCCGGCGACCGCCACGGCGCTCAAGGCGTTCGGCTACCTGACCGTGGCGGGGATCCCCAACCCGGCCGGGGTGATCGGGTCCAATCCCGGACCGTTCCAGCTCGAGCCGGGTGCCCAGCTGGTCCTGATCGAGGGCGGCAATCCCGAGGACGTGATCGAGTTCCTCGCCACCGCGGCCAAGGTGTCGGCCGGTGGGCCGGGGCCTTACGCTCTCGTCGACGGGCAGACGCTCACGGTGGTGCTCGAGGACGGCAGCGAGCAGACCGTGACGCTCCACGCCGCCGACTTCGCCGACATCGGCAACGCCACGGCCGAGGAGGTGGTCCAGGCGGTCAACGCCCAGCTGTGGGGTGGCAAGGGGCTGGTCGAGGCCGGTGTGCCCGCTGTCGCCAGCGACACGGAAGGTACGGCCAGCTCGGTCCAGGTGACCGGAGGAACCGCCAACGCGGCCCTGGCGTTCCCCACGGCGCCCGTGTCGGGCTCCGGCAACGTGGCCCGGATCCGCGCGGTCACCGTGGCCGAAATCGAGGCCCTGGTGGGGACTTTGGTCCCCGAGGTGATAGTCGACGAGCAGCCGGGCGGCGAGCTCGGCATTCGCACCGTGGCCACCGGCGCCGCGGCATCGCTCCAGGTGGGGCCGGCCACGGCCTCCGCGTTCGGCCTGGACAACGACCTGCACCAGGGCAGCGACAGCGGTATCGCC